GCAAAGTTATCATATTGCTCTGACTTGAAATCAGAGAACATAGAGGACAATGGTAACATAACAAAACATTCCTTATAATGACCAGACACACTGTTGCCATCTGGATTTTGTGTAACAATCAAATAAGACTCTAACAAGAATGACTGCCAGTCTTTCTTATCTTCAAACTTCTCTAAATTCCTAGCAACGATGTAGCACTCATCAGGATTAAATGCCTTATCAACTACATGCGAGTAACAACGATCCCCATTACCCTTTCCAGTGTAGTAAGAAACACCATCTGAGTCGATGTATTGGTATACATACTGTCCCAGTGTTGCAAAGAATTCAGAACTCGGTTTCATAATATAATTATACTACAAAAGTTATTGCAAGACAACCTTTATTTTTTTGGAACTTTTACCAATACTGTATATTCAAATTCATTCTTTGGAATCATGCAAGTATATTCACCATCGCCTGTTGCCCAATTAACTCCATCGTTGGATGTCATCTCTCGAGTAATAAGTTTTGCAGTATCAAACTCTTTGATTAGAATTACAACTTGCTCTGGTGTATAAACCCTAAGTTCGGCTGGTAGTTCTAAATTCGTATCAGTGTTTTTAACTTTTACTATTTTCATTGGATTTCTCTTTTTTAACAGGTGGTGGAATGATTCCTGCATCACTCACCAATTTGTGTGTAATCTTTGGATACATTTTATGTAACTTCTGATCTTTAACAGCGATAAGAATTTCAGCTTCTGTAGGATGAATACCTTCCAACAACCCAATAAACAATGCTTCTCGTTTGAGTGGTTTAAGATCTGCACGCATGAATACATACATTTTCTTACACTCTGTAAACAAATTGGTATCTGTCATTCCAACTGGTTGATCAGCAGGTTTGAATGGTGGCTGACCCTCTGGCAAAAGCATCTTGTGTGATGGTAAAAATGCATGAGCAAATAATACCTTTAACAAGAATTCGTTCTTATGTTTCTCAATTGTTTTGGGATCGTCATTGATCTCCTTGAGCATTTCTGTTATGTATTGTTTCATTTAAAAGTCCTCTATTTCGTCAAGCAATAATCGGCAACGATTTTCCATAAGATAATTCATAATTTTCATCTTATCAGTATTCGGAATAATATTTATGTATGCTTTAATAATGTCTTCTGAAACATCTGGTGGAATAAAATCAAAGTCTACCAGAGTTGCGTTACGATGCCAGTTGCGTCGTTCCTCGTCATTCTTACACGCAATGAATCCATTGGCAAAGAACTCTTGAAGTCGTTTAGCACTCATTGGCTTTTGTCGTTCACCTTCCATAAACACATTGTCTTTACTAAGAATGTTTGGCACTCCATCACCAGTATCCCCCTTAACAATATGCTCAATCTTATGTTCAATGATTTCCTTATGAGTTGCAGTAATGTATTTCTTCTGCATTGGAGACCACTGCTTGACATTAGGATACAATTGTAACTGCTTGAAGTCTTTGTCAGAGGACAGAATTAATATCTTCTGTGGCTCTTCAACCAATCCTTGTTGGACTAGAAGATTCTCTTGTAGATACTTAACCATTACTGCAATAATATCGTCTGCTTCTGCACGATCCACATGAACAACACGATATGGAAAGTGAGTTGCAAGATCAGTTCTCATCTCTGAGAGTGTGTCAAAGATTAACTTCCAATCAAGATCTGATTTGTCTCGATTAGTTTTACGCATACCTTTATAGAACTCAAAGAATTCCTTGCGCCAGTACTTACGACCATCGCAACAGATGACCAACTCTCCATAATCTTTACCATACTTTTTCTTGTATGACTTGATTGTGGACAGGGTTACGTGACGAATCAGATTCTTTACCTCTGCTTCACTACCTTTCAACTCACGCTGGAAGGTTAGAATGGCTGCAAGTGCCACCTGACTATAATCAACTAATATCATATTAAAATGCTCCCAGCAAAATACATTCTTCATTGACACGACCATTCGGTACAGTTACCGTAGTGGTCAATGGTTTCATAGCACCATTCAATGGTCGCTTACCCAATGTCAATCCCTTAAAGAATACATCTGGTTTACGCAACATCTGTGTTTTGGATTCTTTCACATCGAATCCGATAATTGTAGTACCCTTAACTGTAAGCACATCATTGATTGCTTTGTAAACAGTTATCTTACGATACTTGGTGTTGTATACCCATACTTCAGACGATCCAACAATCGTCTCTGGTTTGATTGACTTAAGATTCAAGTCAGCAAATTCTTTCATGTACTTCATCTTGGCAACAACCTTGCTTGCTGGTTGTGGCTTACGCTTTCTTGGAGCACGATTCGCTTTAGCAGTCTGCACTTGTTGTTGGCAGTCAGCAATGATTTCTTCCACAAACTCAGCAAACTTCTTTAGCTCTCGTTTAGTAAGATATGAGTAACCCTCTGTGAGTTGCTCGTCATCACCATCAAGTGCTTCACGTAGTTCTTGTGCAGTACCAACAAACAATTCACCGATTCGTTTAGCAATGGGTGCTGCAACTTCATTCTTCAGCAGATAGTTTTTGGCAGAGAAGTTACTCTTACCTTTAGTAATAATCCACTCGTCAATTGCACCTTCGAATTCACCAGCATGTTCTCTGGCTTTTTCTTCCATTCGTTCTTGAATAGAGATGACATTAGTCGGTGCTTTCACAACCTCAACTTCTTCGATATATTTCGTAGCATCAGCCAGCAATTCCTTCAGTTTGTTCGTAAAGAATGGGCTGTATGAAGACAATTGTTTCAAGTCGGTCTGCTCATTTGACATGAGACGACACAATGAACCAAATGTAGTAAATTTGTAGTCGGGGAGTTTCTTAAGTTGTTTAGCAATCTTGGGTTCTTTCTTTGAGAAGAACTCAATCGTAAACATCTTCTGCTCTTTTGCAGTAGTTTGTATTGAATAGTAACCCAACGCACGACTTAGACTGGTTGTAAAATCAATCTGGTCGATTGTTGGTTCGGATTTCTTTTGTGACAACAGAATTGCATTATTCTTTGCACGTCGTTTTGCAGTATTCACAGCCATAGGTTTGTAACCTCCATAATATAATATCTATTATACCGCAATTCGCAATTAAAGACAAGCACTATTTTGCAGTGATTTTCTCGTATAGTTCCACGAAGTCCTCGTGGTCTGCAACTTCTTGTGCAAGATTTTGTGTGTGGTATGTCTTTGCAATCTTGGAAATAACTTTCTTCGGGATTTGCAATGTATCAGATTGTTCTTTAACGATTTCCCGAATGAGATCTCGTTCTGCTTCAGTACGAATCATTGAGTTGCTAATCTCTTGAATAGCCCCTTGTAAATCTTTCTTCTGTTCAGGTGTTAATGCGTAATTCATTTCTTACCTCCAAATGATACACCATTAGTTCCACCAACTACACCACCAAGAATGACTGTAGCCATCCATGTATCAATGGTAGTTGGAATTGCCAATGCTGGGAATAATGTATTTAAAGACCAAATAGTTGCTAGTGGAAATAAAATCAGCAACACCAATATCACTACTAATATAAACAAAATTTTCATAAATCAAAACTCACTTTCGTTACGGAGTCCCAGCGGAAGGATCTCCATTCTTGCTTTTCTGTATCGAAGACACGAACTGCGGATCCAGAATCCTTGGCACTTGTTCCTTCACTTTTGGGTTGCTTGTCTGTTGGAATTCGTCCTTCACAGAGAGTGCATCGCATATCTCTAAGTGTACCATCTTTTTTGGTAAAAGTAACGCACAGATCTTTGATGTTTTCATCGTGGAGAACTCCGAGTGTCCATGTTTTAAATTCGTCAAACTCTTTATCCGTTTTGAATACTGTTTGCATCGTCAAATCTCGCTTTCAAATCATTAATAATTGGACCAAAAAAATCTTTAAACTCTCGTGGTTCAAAGAATGATGTATGTCCGTTGTAAATTATAATTTTACCGTGTTCGTTGGTTAGTTTATTTTTGATTGTAAACTCTACAGTCGCATAAGATGTTCCCACATTATGCTCTTTGATAATTACAGTCTTCAACAGACCATCGGATCGTCCGAACTCGTATACTCTATTCAAACTCATTATTTACCTTCCTGTGCTTGG